CCGGTACCGCCGTGAGGCGGCCCGGAGCTATTCTCTGTCTTCTCGGCTAACGCCAAGTGGGTACCTGACCCACAGAAGACCTTTCGCCCAAGTCTTCGGACTTGGAACTTTGGTGGCATGCTATCAGGATGGCATGTCTCATCACTGGAGACCTTTACATGGAACGAAACCATGAACCCGGACCCGGCTTGCTGGGAGGTAAGAGCGGCTGGCAGCATAACAAGTCGTGGACGGCCTCACAGCCGAAACCGTACTTGAAACCGCTGCCTTACCGTCGCTCGATCCTCCGCAATTCAGCAGGCTGGGATTGGGGTGGTCTTGATCTCCTTAACCAGATGAGCACGAAGTCGACTGAATATCTTCCTCGTGCTTATGCTCGGTCTTACGATAAGTTCTGGGGGAAAGCTTCGGCGAAAGCTGAAGCTCTCCTGAACCTCGCTGAACTCGAGTCAAATCTGGTTATGGCCGCCAACCGCTGTCGTCAGATTGTTGATATCTGCATGGCCATTAAAAAAGGTCATGTTGGTACAGCATCTGGCATGGTGAGTGGGCTCTACGGAGCCTCGGTCAGGGAGACGGAGACGTGGAAGAAGCGTGCGGTAAAACGCAAGCAATCCATGTCCGACGCCTACCTGGAGACGGCTTTTGGCTGGCGCCCAATCGCGGACGACCTGAAGAACATCTGTGATGTCCTGCAGGCTGACCTCGGCGAAGCGTTTGTCAAGGCCAGAGCCACTGAGGCTGTCCCCTTCCATTCCAAGGATGGGGGTAAAGACCTTAGTGGTGCTGTGTCTACACGCAGCGAGCTAGGCGGATTCGTCGTGGTGACGAACCCGAACCTTTTCCTTGCTAATCAGCTCGGCATGATAAATGTCGGGGTGGTCGCTTGGGACCTAGTACCCGGTTCCTTTATGGTCGATTGGTTCCTTCCTGTAGGTAAATTCCTACGGTCGTTATCGAATGGCTTTGGAGCTGATGTACACAGGCCGTACAACACGGTTTCTGTGATCGGACACGCCTATGGTGAACATCAGAGTGTTTTCGGAACTTCGGAGGGCTTCTCTATGGAGCGCTCCGCCGGACCTTTGCAAACTCCTGGGCTTCTAGTCCGTGCTAGACTACCTGAAGTCAAGCTGTGGCATGCTGCCACACTCGCAACACTCGCTGAGCAACAGCTCCGGGGTGTATTCAACAAGTAACTTACTTGTAAAACTTTAACCCAAGGAAATCTCATGGCACAAATTGCCGACTTCACCGTCAAAGACCGCACCGCGGCCGACGTAACCTTCACTGCTCTGCAGGGTGCCTCTGGCGATTCCCCTGCCCTCTGGCGCGTGAACATTCCAGGCATGCCGCCTGTTCTGTGTCCCACGTTCCATGCTTGGCAGAAGCAGAACAAAGATGGATCTGTCAAACGCATCGAGTGGAAGATCATGCTCCCCGTGGGCGACTATACGACTGGGATCGTTACCCATTCGTTCAAGTTGCTCTCTTCGGGGGTGCACTACATTCCACAAGGTGTCAAGACAGAATCGACCGATGACTTGGCCACCTACCTTGGTGGCGTCTTGTCGACGTCTCAGATTGTCGCCGCCTTTAAGTCGGGCTTCTTGCCCAACTGAACAGCCTAACAACTGAAAGGTAGTCACAATGACCATCTTCTGCCAGCAACTGGTGAAGGTTGCAGATGCATTATGCACTGCGGTAGGTACCGATGTCGCAAAGACCGTCCAAAAGATGGTCCATGCACATGACATCCAGGGACTCGCCACTCTTAGGCTTGATCCCTTGTCTTACGACAACGCAGAGTCCTTCAAATGGGACTATGCAGTTGCCTCGCTCTTCCGGAAGTTAGATCTCCCGGGTGCGAAGGAACAACACGAACGCGAAGCTCAAAAGGCTTGGTTCGATGTTGAACGTAAGGTCTGCCTCACTAACGCACGATTCAGTCGATATCGTCACAACGGTCCTTTCGAGGACCTCGACGAACTCGGTACTCTCTCCATCCTGGAGAAGGCACGCGAGTATATTCGATGTGTGCTAGGGCGCATGCCCTGTGAGCTAGACGGCCGTTTTGGCCCTGGTGCTACCTATGGCGATCGCGGGCGTCTCACGACGGTGCCCGATAAAATGACCGCTTCTCCGACGATTACTAAAGAGTGCCGTGCCTTGTTGCCCTTCGTAGAAGGTACAGCTTGGTTCCGGGCTCTCGAAAATCGTCCCCGAGGACAGGCCTACGTGACTGAAGTCCGGGGGTGCCGCTTCACAACGGTACCTAAAGACGCTACGAAACGTAGGGCGATAGCGATTGAGCCTTCCGTCAATGTCTACCTGCAGCTTGCTGTTGGCAGTTACATGAAACGGAGGCTTCTCATGCACGGGATCGATTTGATCCACGGGCAGAGTCGCCATCAGACAATGGCACGCGAAGGGTCCCTCACGGGATGCTTTGCGACCATAGACCTGTCTTGCGCGAGTGACACTGTTGCGTCGGAGCTAGTGCGCTATCTGCTACCTGCAGATTGGCTGTGCTTGCTTGAGACTCTTCGTTCTCCTTTCATCGAGATCCACTCGAATAAGTGGGTTAGGTTGGAAAAGTTCTCCTCAATGGGGAACGGCTTCACCTTCGAGCTCGAATCGCTGATTTTCGCTTCTCTCGCCTATGCGGCGGGGAGCGGGGACCACGAGTTGGGCTTTTCGGTGTTTGGGGACGATATCATAGTCCCCACGGACTATGCAACAGAAGTGTTGCGGCTACTCTCCTTTTGCGGTTTTGAGACGAATGATCGTAAGACATTTGTTGAAGGGCCCTTCCGGGAGAGCTGCGGTGGTGACTACTTTCAAGGCGTGCGGGTAACCCCACACTATCTGAAGGAATTGCCACATGAACCACAGCACTGGATATCGCTGGCTAACGGAATTAGGCGACTGGCTGACGAAGACCGTAACGGTCCTCTTTGCCATAACCTTCCTTTCACTGCTTGGTTGCGGTGTTTGGATCCTATACCAGTATCTATCCGTAGGTTACGGGGCCCATCATGGCTCGGTGACCTCGTCATTCACGATGACCGCGGTTGGCAGACAGAATGCGACCACAATGGAACCCTTTGGATCCGGACCTACCGGCCCGTCCTCAGAGTTCTCGAGTGGAAGCACTGGAAACCAGACGTTGTCTTCGCAGGCGCCCTTTATGGACTCGACAGCGGAGGAGTAACCCCCAGGAGGGGCCAATCCGACGACGTCGCAGGCTATAAAGTCGACCAAGTCCCCCTATGGGGGCTCGTCGATCACGTACCCGCTGTGAAGCGATACGTGACGGGGTACGGCCTGGTTTAACATTAGGCCGTGAGAGTGTTTCTCCTTTCTAAGGAGTGGAG